ATCTTTAGCAGCAGCCGCTGCACCATTACGAATAGATACTACAGGCCACTTGCTACCCATGAGTTGATAGGCAGACATGGCATCGATCTCGCCTTCGCATATAGTAATATACTTACCACCTTCTTGAAAGGCTTTCTGCCCAAACAACATGGCACCTTTGATATTACCTTCAGAAAAGAAAGTCTTGTTCTCAGTGTTCCTAACCTTGTTAGCTATATGTTCTCCTTCTTTACTGTAGTAAGGATAGAAGTGCTTTGTTCCATTAAGCATAGCTCCGTATCGTCTACAAGTATCTTCTTCGATCCTTCTATCAGGGATAGCCTTGATGGTCCCTGTGCTTATCTGTTTTGTAGTAACAGAAACTTCCATATGTTCTTCCTCATCATAGTTTGAATTAGGAGGTATATAAAATGTACAACCATCTGTAAAACATTTTTTATTTCCGTTTGAATATACTCCTACGTTGTTGCTACTTCCGCATACTGGACATGCTTCATGTCGTATAAAGTCCGACATATTATTTTACCTCTTCAATATCAATTTCAAAATAATATGTACCTAGAGTTTCCTCCCACATACAATTCTCTGTAACGTACTCTTTTAGAGTATGCCCTTTCTTTATATAATCTTTTACATCCTTATCTTCGCTATCAATATTAAATATATTACATTGAGTTACTGCAACTTCGTACAGCATAGCTATCCTTTCATACTCTCTGTTACATCCTGAACTGTAGGTTCCTTCTCTACTGTTGTGAGGTATCTCAATCCATCTCCATATCTAAACACTCTCATGTCAGGAAAGCAAGTCCACTTGTAAGGACAGTACGCACAATCTCTTGCCAGTTTCATGTTCCCAGACTTACCTTCTGGTTGTGGTTGGTAGCATAGATCAGGCATCTCCTTACTCTTAGTGAGCTTCTTAACATGCTGTATCCGTTTAGTTGCATTGATCAGGGAGAAATCATCAAGCTCTAGTAGAGCTAGCTCTCCTGTCACCTTGTTCATGGCTAGGAGATAGCCTGTGTCCTGTCCTTCTGCCTCTACATAGGCACTGATCTGTCCTATGTAACCAAAGGGATCATCACTCTCTATAGTCCCTGTCTTGAATTTTCTGAAAGCAAAATCACTGGCTGATTTAATATCAACAACCTCGCCATCAATCTTACAATCTATATGACCCTTTATTCCTTCAAGCTGGCATTGCTTTTGAAGTTCCTGTACTGAGTGACCAGCTTCTTTCGCAAGGAAGATAACCAGTTCTTCGATGATAGAGCCGTAGAGAAACTTAATGAGAGTTCCTCCTGTATAAGATCGCTTAACATCGGGACCATTAAGTTCCATCCAGATTTTACGATCTGGCTTACCGATTGAAGACATCCGTATATTTTTTTCATGAGATGTATTCCTTTTTTCTTCTAATTGTTTAACCACGACATCAGAAAGCCCTTCCAAGAAAGCCTCTAAGTTTTCCTTAGAGACTTTCTTGTTGGACTCTATTCTACTATAGATGTCAGAAATTAAAGTGGATATGTGCATAGCTGCCCGCTCCCTCGCCCGCTATGCTCCTTGATCATACGAGCATTTCCGAAACTACTATCGCTCATCACAAGCCCTAATAAACGACTACTTAGAAGTCGTCGTCGTTGTTACCGTACTCTACCAACTCGATTACTTGTACCTTGTTAAGGTATAGGGATGTACCATACTTGTCAACAAAAGCATGATTTTTATTGAAAGCAACCTTAACTCTTACGTCACTCCCATTACCAATGAGTGTACTTGTATCCATTGGTTCTTTATCAGAGTTCATGACAGGAACAGTATAACGAGTACGGGCAGTTACAAACTCACCCCTATCATCATTCTTGTTCTTGAATTGAACACCATTAGAAGCCAGTAACTCTCTACTCTTGTCAGAAAGATGACCAATGTCCATTTGGTGCTTATCGGAGTACTCATCCTTACGGTCTAGCTTACTCCAATAAGCTTTGCCATCAATTATCGCAGTTTCTTTCTGTGCAGCCATCATGTTTGTCTCCTTATGTTGAATGAATATACCACCATACTACGCTACAAACGATATGTCAAGCTTGTTCTCGAACCTAACATATCCCTTGATCTGTAAGGGACTCCAAGCTTACGAAGCTCATCGGATAAATCTTCATCAGCCTGTTTCCTAGCCTCTACTGCTAGCTTAACACCAGCAAGTCTCTTCTCACGGTAAGCTTTCTTAGCTTGAGATAGTTCAACAGTCATCTCATCAATAGCCAAGCGCAAAGCTTCTTCATCCATGTTTTCAAATTCTTCCATAATAACCTCCTTATTAAATAGTTATTTTCTGTATATTATTAACAGGTATAGAGAAGAACTTCTCTCCTTTAGGAACATACCTATTAGGAACCTCGACTACTGTTGCATGTTCTTTCATAACAGTATCGGGTATTGCCCAAGCTTCTTTACAATCTGCTCTGAGCACATAGAATGTAAGGTCTTTTTCTATTTTGTCAAGTAGCTTTTGCTTTCTATATGGTATTCTTACATCTTCCCATGTCTTAGGCCACTCTTCTGCCCAAGAAAACTTTATTTCTGCTTCAGAAAAGCATAGAGTACCATCTTCTGAAAGACTTTCTATATCACAGGAATAATTTTCCTGTACTGTTAGTATTATATGTTTATTCTTTATAAGATATTTTTGTATAGCTTCTTTAGCTAAACCATCAGTTCTATTATACAACTCACGGTTGAATCGTTTAGTTTTTCCTAATGAGTTTCTTGCCATGTACCACCTATCTTTGCATCAGCATTCAAAGGTATTTGCATATCAAAGTAATCAGATACCTTTAACATACATGAATCAGCTATGTCAACAAGTTCTTCTGCATGATCCTTGTGAACTTCATACTGTTGTTCATCATGAATTGTATTCACAAGGTATGCCTTTAGTTCTCTCTTCTCTATCTCTTCATCAAGGAAGATAGACCATTGCTTACAGCATACAGCACCACCACCTTGTAGTAAAGTATTAAGAGCAGCATAGGGTCTACGAATTACTATTCGTCTACCATCTATGCCTCTTATATATCCTCTCTCAGAGTATCCTTGAACGCTTTCGATCAGTGTATCCAGCTTAGGAAGGTTAGATAGAAACCTCTGTCTCATATTCCTACCATCAGTTGATGTACCGTTGACGATAGAGCCTATCTTCTGATCGCCAGCGCCATAGATCATGGCATAGATAAAAGTTTTGGCTGCTGCTCTTGTTGGAAGTTCAGCTAACTTCTGATTGTAAGTATGCGGATCACCTTCCAGCACCTCATGAATATATTTCTTATCCTTCATGTAGTTTGCCAGCATTCTTAGCTCTAGTCCCTTGGCATCCATACCTACCAGAACATAATCATTACTAGGTACAGTCCAACAGGCTCTGCATTCAGCCCCATAGGGCTTGTTACTAGCTACTATGTTAGCCATGTTAGGCTCTGCATGTACCATGCGCCCCGTTACAGCACCCATAGTCAACACTCTGCCATGCACCCTACTATCTTTATCCACTACATCAAGCCAGCTTTCTATGGTCTTGGCTCTAGTCTTGAGCATCTTCCATTCAGCCAGCCGCTTAACTTCCTCTGGTGCAGAAGGTGATATTGTTTGTAGATTCTTCTCACTAATCTTGGGAGAGCCTTTAGGTGTAAACTCTACAGGCTTCCATCCATACTTGTTCAGCCTCTCAATGATCTGCTTTGGTGATGCAAGATTAAATTTCTCATACTCGAATGCAGAGAAGGGACCGACGATATCCTCGCTATTATATTTCTTTAGCCCTACGTTGGATCGTGTACCGTCTTTCTTTATTTTAGGCTTAACTTCTTTAATAAACTTTGTTCTTAAAGAAACTTTTCTTAGTAGATTATCTTCTATGTCTTGAGCTTTGTTCTGTATCTCCATCATTAACTTATGAGCTTTTTCTGTATTAAGATAGAAGCCATGCTCTTGTTGCTTGTTAATAACATACCTTATCTTATGCTCTAAAGCTATTGATTTATCAGAGAAATCTCTCTTCTCTGTACCTACCAGATACTCATATGTTTTATGGGTAATCTCTACATCATTAACACAATACTCCAACATATCTTTATCAAAAGAATCAAAGTCTTTGTATTCTAATTTACCTAATCCTAATCTCTCGCCCCAACTTTTTAACGAGTGCTTACCTTCTCTGTCTGGATTAAACAAGGAAGATAAGATCAGAGTATCTTCGATCTTGGATAAAGGAATGTTCGATTGCCAGAGTTTATTTAATACAGGTACATCAAAAGACAATAGGTTATGGCCTACTAACTTATCATAATTAATAATTAGTTTATTAAACGTATCGGCTCTGGTGTGGTAGCTTATAGTTCCTGTATCTCTATCCTTACATACACAGATATGTATCTTGGTTGCATCTAATCCGTCAGTTTCTATATCCAGAAATAATATTTTCTGCATTGTATTGTGCTTCTTTTTCTGTTTTACCTGTTGCTATGATAACCCACTTCCAAGGGTTAGTGAAGTAGCTATCCTTATGTTTGTTA